CGTCGTCCCGGGCCGGCACGCGCTTGTAGTCGTAGGACGCCCCGGGCGTGTACAGGGTGTCCCCGGGGTGGGTCTGGCGGATGTGGTACGCCACGGGCTGGTCGTCCTGGTTGCGCTCCACCCCGAACCGGATGTCCCGGTCCGCGGTGCGCGCCGGCGTGTCCAGCCGGTCGGGCTCGATGGCGTTCAGGGCCAGCATGTACGGCCGGCCCTGAGTGGTGGCCAGGGCCCGCCGGACGGCCAGAAACTCCCCGCTCTCGATGATCTGCCGCAGGGCCAGGTCCTGGATCTCCTCGATGTGCATGCGCAGATCCGCGCTCGCCCACGGGCTCCACCGCTCCCAGACCCGCTCGGCCCGGCGCTGAAAGACCCGGGCCCCGTCCTCGTCCATGGGCACGTCCCGGACGTCCACCCGGCTCTGGGGCCGAATCCCGGTCCCCACCACGTTGGCCGTGAAGGTCGAGGTCACGCCGGCCGCAATGGGGTTGTTCCGGTTGAGGTCCCGGCTGCGGTCCCGCAGGGTCTGGAGCTCGCCGTCCATGGCCGCGTCGGCCGACTCCTGCCCCGTGCTCCAGTTGTACGACAGGCGGCTCTGGCGGGCCCCCTTGTAGTACGTGGCCCCCATGCGCATGGCGTTTCGGTGCGCCATGCGCCGGGCGGCCCGGGCCGGCGAAAACACGCCGATCAGGTCGTCCAGCCGCTCCCCCACGCTCTTGCGTCCTCTGGCCACGCTGCCTCCTAGACCGGCGCGTTGAACCGCGCGTAGTTTCGCGCCGGCCCGCTGTTCTCGTTTTCGTACTGGGCCTTGAGCGTCCGCCGCATGCGGTGGAGCTCGCCCAGGTCCGCCCGCGTGTACCGGCGACTCCCGATCTGGTAGCTCTGCCCGCCCGTCAGAATCGTGCTGATGGCCGTCTCCACGCTCTCGAGCAGGGTCTGGGTTTCGAGTACCGCCATGGCGTCTCCTTGTTCCGTGTTGGGTGGCTGCGAACCCGGCGGATCCCTGGTTCTCGCCTCTAGGGCGTTTTCCGCCGGGCCCGCACCGCCACCGGGGTGGGGCGGCTCTTGCTCGGGTCCGGTCCGACCCGGCGCCCCAACCCCCCTCGCCGCTCCATCAGCGTTTCATGGTCTCTCTCCCACAAAAAAAGCCCGACCAGCGCGATGGGTGCGGCCACCGCACTGGCCGGGCTAAACGGAGGTGGTGAGCCCCGGCGTCCCAGGGTCTCATCAGACTGGCATCAGGGTACCGGCAAAAAACCACCCGTCAACCCGGTACCGTCCACTTTTCCGGGTTTCTTGCCCTGGCTTATTCACTTTTGGTGAAAGTCGGTCCTTTTGGGTTGACCTTCGAAACAAGGCACGCTTAGGGACATCCGTTTCATAAAGCGACGGGTTTTGGGGTTGATCATTTGTCTCGATGTCTCTAAACTTCCCGTAGTCAGTGAAGCGAGCACAGTTAAGCAACAAAAGCATCAAGGCCGCGCTTGGGCCACTCGCTCGCCTACCACCACATTATGTGGTTGACAAGGACCGGAGGGAAGGATATTGAGGATGTATATAGCGTACGAGCCGCTCCACACCCCAAAATGTGGTGGGATCGGCACGGTTGGCAGAGGACAAAAAAATAGGGAGGCCGCGTGCCGGCGAACCTCCCCGTTTGGGTGCTTCCTGCAGGATTCGGGGTCTTGCCAGGATGTCACCCGAGGCGCAAGTACTTGCGCAAGTTGCTTACCATGTACTATCCGCCTCGCCCCCCTGTCAACGATTTTCGTAGCGCCCCCGTTCAGGGAGGTCTTCGTCATGCACACCCGCATCACGTCGCTGAAGTTACCACGCTGACCCTGCGGGGCCGCCGCGCATCCCGTGGTGGCCCCGCAGGGGCCGGCGATTCTTCCGGCCGCCGAGCGGCCGGCCTGACTTCACGATCTTTCAACCAACGGGCCGCATTCAAGCGGCAGCGTATGAGGACTTGTCTAATGATAAACGTAAACGGTTACTCCTTCGAGGGTCCTTTTTCCACGACGCATCCCCTCAAGAGCATCTCCGGTGTGTATTTGATCCTGGACCAGCGTCCGGACGACTACTACACCGTGGACTGCGGAGAGGCCCATGACGTCAAGGACCGCGTATCGAACCACGACCGCAAAGCCTGCTGGCATCATCGCTCCACCGGACGCCTGGTGGTGGCCGCCCATTATGTCCAGGGCGAGCTCAAGCGCCGGGCCGTCGAGCAGGCCATTCGGACCTCGCTTCCCTTTCCCTGCGGGAAGAGATAGCGCCACCTCCCTCCCGCCTCGATGACCGAGGCGGCCGATCCACCCGGGCGGGCCCTCGAGGGCCCGCCCGCCTTCACGCCTCCCGCAACCGCTCCACCGCTTCCACGTGGATGCGAATGTGCCCCCCGGGTAGCCGGTACCACTCATCGAACAGGATCGGGGCCTCGTCCTCCGGATCCAGGGCCATGTACTTTCGAATGGTCCGCCGGTCCACGCCCAGTACGGCCGCAGCCTCGGTCACGGTGTACGCGGCCCGCTCCTGCGGCGCCGGCCGCCTCAAGGCCCCATGCGTTCCCGGCAGCCACCCCCCGCTGCGCCGTTCGATCCAGGGCATTCCCCCTCCGTTATCGCTTGATCCAGCCCCCGCCCGACGGCCTCTGCACCCAGCCCCCGCCGGGCCTCCCCTTGCGAGCCGCGGCCTCCGGACGTTGCTGCGGCCGCATGTACCAGGCACCATCCAAGGCGCACAGCAGGTCGTAGGCCACCAGGTTGTAGACCGCACAGTCCCAGTAATGGTTCGGCCGGTTGCCCCTCATCACCCACAGTCCCTTCTCGTTCGTGACCTCGGCGCACATATGCCGGGCGAGCTCGTAGGTCGCCTCCGCGTGCAGATGCCACGCGCCGGGGTCCTCGGGATTGATCTCCAATTTTCCGGACAAGTCGTCCTTGTAGTAGTTCACGTCCGCCTGCAGCAGCTGGATCCCCCCGGGAATCGGCTTCCTCGTGCCCGGGTACCGGTCGATGTGGGTCCACTTCAACGGCTGGGTCATCCGCCGGGTGTCCACGCCCTGCAGTGGAATGATCCGGCCCCGGTGCAACCGGCAGAAGTCGTACACCTGCTTGGTCTTGTGCCCCATGGCGTCCTGGACGGCCACCCGCACTCGGCACTCCGACCCGTCCTCGGCCGGGTACCGGTCCTCGAGGAGCACCTTTCTCAGCCCGTCGAAGGAGTCCACGAACCCCTCCCGAACCTGCCAGCTCTCCTTCTCCAGGCCCCACCCCCAGGCGTGGATCCAGAAGTAGAAGCCGTTGTCCTGGGTGTCCACGCCGGCCGTGAGCGCCGCCACCATGCCGTCCGAGGGCACGATGCCCCGGGGCCGCTGGTCCCGAAGCTCCAGGATTCGGTCCTCCTGGCGCTCCACGGTGTAGTCCAGCCACGGCTCCGCCGCGTGCTTGTTCTTGAAATCTTTGAGGTGGACCTTGGAGAGCTGCCCCCGCAGAAACGAGGCCGCCGGCGCCGCGAGCGGTACCATCCTCGAGATCCAGCTCGGCATATGAAACCCGATTTTGCGAGGCCGGTTGTCCTTGAGGTACCGAAAGAGCTCCGTGTGCCCGTCGTCCCGGGCCCGCCACTCGCCGTGGCGGCAGGCCAGGTTTCGGCGGTCGTCGTCCCACCGGTCCCCGCACTCCGGGCACTCGGCCCAGGCCAGGCCCTCCTCCTCCACCCGCTTGGGGTCCCGGACGTCCTCGGGCCAGCGAATCTGCTCGAACTGGAACGGGTGGTGACTGCCGCAGGCCGGGCAGCGCGGCCAGAAGTCGAACACCACCTGGGCCTCCATGAGGGCCTGCCAGATCTCCCCCGTCTCCACCGTGGGCGTCGAAAATTTCCAGCGCTTGCCGCCCAGCTGCTCGTACCAGATCCCCCGGGCCTCGGCCAGATTCACGGGCGAGGTCTCCCGTTTGTTGGTCACCGGAGGGTACTTGTCGATCTCGTCCAGGACCAGGTACTTGATGCTCCGGTTCCCGAGCTTGGCCGCGCTCCGGGCCCAGGCGAGATAGAGCTCCGTGTGGCGGAGCTTGATCCGCTTCGCCGTCTCGTCGTCCTTGATCCCGGTCAGGTAGGTGCGGAGCCGCGGGCTTTTTCGGAACATGGGCTGGATTCGGTCCTGGCTGTTCTCCGTCGCCGTCTCCTCGTCCGGATAGACCCACATGACCGGCCCCGGGGCCCGGTCCACGGCGTAGCCCACGCACGTGTCCCCCACCGTGCTCTTGCCGGTCTGGGGCGCCGCGCAAATGATGATCGTCTGCACGCTCGGATCGAACGAGGCGTCCAGGATGCCGGCCAGGTGCGGGGTGATCTCGTTGCGGTACCTCGCCCCCTCGTACGGCCCCCGGGTGATCACCCGGTGCCGCTCGGCCCACTCGGAGACCGGGATCCGCTTCCGCCGGCGGTAGACCGTCCGCTCGGCCTTTCGAAACCGGATCCAATACCCGTCCGCCCGCAGCCGCTCGGCCGTCTCCCCAGGGACCCATGCGGGCATGCTCGCCCGGATCTCTCGGGCCGGCGCCGTCACTCGCCCTCCTCCTCGAACAGCACGTGCCAGGCCCGCGTGCTGGCAAATTCGTTCAGAATCTCGTCCTTCACATCCATCAGGAACCGGATCAGCTCCGCGGACCGATCCGCGCTCCCCTGCACCAGGGCGATGATCTCCCCGGCCCGCGACTGAATCACCCGGGTCCATTCGTGGTCCTGCACCACGGCCCGGGCCGCGAGCTCGAGGTCCACGTCCTCCCGCGGAATCAGCCGGCCCTCTTCCGCGTCCCGCTTGAGACGCTCCCGCTTGGTCTTCCCCTCCAGGAGGTCGATGTCGAGCTGCAGCTTCTTCCGCTGCAGGTCCTCGTCGTCCCGCTTCTGCCGTGTGGACTTGAGCTGCAGGTGCGCCCGCGCATACTTCTGCACCGCCTTGAGCGCAAACGACCCGTCCTGCTCGGGCCGGAGCTTGGCGTCCTTGACGTGCTGGTAGAGGCTGGTCTTGCTGACCTTCCAGCCTTCATCCCGAAGGTAGGTCAGCACCTCCAGTACGGTCCTGAAGCTCTCCGGTGGACTCACAGCTCCGTCCGCCCCCCGTCGGCCCACTCGATGGCCCGGACCTCGCGGGGGTTCCCCCCCTCTGGATCCAGGGCGTAAAATTTCGCATCGGCCTCCACGTCTACCCGATCCACCAGCAACCCACATTGAGCCAGGGGACACTCTCCCGGCCGTAGCGTCAGAGTCACCCATGTCACCTTCAGCAGGGAATCGGTCCCGACGCAACGCACCTCCCCATTGCCCCCATCGGCCTTCACCGAAACCTTCATCGCGCCTCCTTTCCCGGCGCCGGCCGCAGGTTTCCACACGGTATACTCACCATGCGTTCTGCGACCACCACGCCGTGGTTCCTGGGTTTCCCCCGGCTTCGAACCCGCACCACGCCCACCCGGCCGTGATACGGCATCCACCGCATATCCCGCCGGTACCACACCTGCACGGCCTGCCCGATCCGCGGGTTGAGCATCATGTCCACATCCTCCCCTGGCCGGCCGCCGCAGCGGCCTCCCCGGGCTCCTCCACCCGAATCCGCCCTGCCGCATGCGGGCACCGGGCGCAGAGCGGGTCCTGCTCCCGAATGTGCCACTCGCAAACCGCCGGGTGCACCGGGTGAGGCGGCAGCCCGTTGTACTCGCACATGCGATCGCTCACGCCTCCACCTCCATCACCCGAACAGAGACAGCTGCCCGTCCCCCAAGGGCGTCGTCTCGGGCAGCGGCCCGCCCTCCTGCGGCTGGCCGCCCTTCATGATCCGCTCGATGTACGTGTCGTCCCGTGGACGCACCAGGTCGAATGCCCCGCCGCCGGCCCAGACGATCCGGCCCTTCTCGAACCCGTCGTCCCAAATCCCGACCACCGCCTTGCCTCCCACCTCCTGCTCCAGCACGTGCCTCATGGCTCAACACCTCTTGTTCCCGTGCCGGTACGGCCGGTGGATGTTCCAGGCCATCTTGTCCTGAATCTCGCGCTCCAGGTCGATCCCCCG